ATTCATCTCCTTCTCCTTGCACGCCTGAATTAATTATGCCATTAAGATGCTTTTGTAGCATTGTTTTTATTGGTATTACCTGATTTGGCTCTGTTAGTGATTTTCCGACAATCACATCATAATATCTATGATTGTCGTGGTGGTGTCCTCTTACTCTCATTAATTGTGATCAATTAGGCCAGGAGTACCAAAACGCGGAAGCGGTCGGATAGCCTGGCAGTTAATAAATATTTGTGATATAAAATGATGCTCGGTACCGTCTACGACTGAAAATATATCGTAACGCGGAGTACACTCGATGAATGATTGATTGAGAGATGGTTTTGTGTTGAACATTCGTCCCTGATGCCAAAAATCAAGTGTTGTTTTAAATTCTCCTGTTATAACATCAGGCTTAAACCTGTATTCGGCATATCGTTCTTGATAACCAAATGTGTCCTCGTTATCTTCAGCATTAGTTGTTGCATATATTTCCTTTAATAGTACTTCCTGTTCGCCAAGGTGGGCAAATACAGGGAATGCATAGTCGAGTGCTTCGAAGCGTGAGAATTGGCGGTGTATGCCTTGCATGTAGCTACTTTTGGGCATAATTGACATAATACCGATAATCCATCCGTGTTCTTCAAAATATCGTTTGAATGAATTTGAATGTCCTACTGATACGCCACGACCTCCCATTGTTCCGAGTGCGTTTGTTTCGCTTGTTTCTGACGTTTGTAGCACTTCAGATATAACAACGGGTGCTTTACCTCCACCGAGGTACTCAGGACGTTGTAAGCGAGCATCTGACGATATTACTTTGAACTGATGATAAAGAGCCTCGATATATCGAGAACCGCCTCGGGCGTTTCGTTCCAGGAATCTTTGTAATTGAAAAGCCTGGCGAAGATCGGCAACAGTTGCAGCAGTAGCGTTTGAAAGATCGACCGACAGTGTGCCATTCGGATCGTAATTTAAAAGTTTAAGACCTAAAGGCTCATCAGAATACACTAAAGCTGGTGCTTTTCCATTTTCTGTTTCACCAATCTGTAGGGATGAATCAGACCATTGAGCATTTGAACCATCAGAAGTGCGAAATAATCCAGTAGGGAAATTTCCAAGTGAATTATAAACCACAGGTGCAGAATTTCCGAGAGGTAAAGATACGGGAGCGCCTTTTTGCGCAAAAGGTAAACAGCTTGTAAAATAGTCGTGTCTCCATGCACGTTTTCGAATCGAACATATAGCATGAAGATCGCCATAAGCATTTCCATCATCTTTATCAAATTGTATTTCAGGGCATAAATTCTGATCACGATAAAATTCGTTATATATTGTTTGATATGCTCTGAAAGGTAATGCATTAATCTTAGTATCTACATCGACATCGGGGATGCCAAAATAATCTGCTATAGTGCCAGCGCCTAACTTATACTCGCTTTTAAGCTCTGAAAGCAAAAGATAAGGATGTACCGGTGCTGATAATCCATCCGGGCCAAGTGTTATGAATTCTTGCCAATTGTCCCAGGTCAGACGATTGGGAACAAACCAAAAGTGTGTGTATACGTCCATACGCTGCATAGCTGGAGATCGGAGGGGCATCAGTCGCATAAATACCTCTGCGGATAGTTTGAATTTGTCACCTGGTAACACTTCGGATGTGTAGAATGGTACTAATTCGCCTTGATTAAGGGTTGTTTTGACTTCGTGGGAAAGATCAAAACGTGCGCGAGGAATTTTAGTATCCTCTATTTGGCTGAAATTTATGCTCATATTTTTTTATTTTTAGAAAAATTGTTTAACATTTGATTATTGTTTTGAATTTGCCGTGAGTACATTTCATCTGTACGTGGTTTTAATGACTTGTTAATATCGTGTTGTATCTGCAATTTAGCTTCATCTGTGTATAGTTTGTCCTTATAATAACGGGGCATTCCTACCTTATAACCTCCTTTCATCGTGAGATATGGTTTTGGGTTATTTATATAGTGTTCTGCAACGTCCTGTAAGTATGCTGAACCGATACCAGGTTTACGAGACATAAGTGCGAAAGAACGTTCGCACCAGTCGTCATTAGGGCTAAATTGTTTTGTCATAACATATCCTGATACATAATGTATAGAGGCCTCAGTAACAGATCCAATATAAAATAATCCGTATGACCAAGATTTTAAGAGATTTTGCTCTAAATTTGGATAATCGAAATTAAACATAAGTAGATGATAGTGAGGTCTGAGAGACTTTTCGCCATATTCTCCGACTGCGTAATAGCGGATATTTGGAGATTTGTCATGGTGTCTAAATCTTTTGAGGAAATCTTGCATTTCCTTTTTTTTTACAGATGTACGATCTTTAAGATACTCATCGAATTCTTTGATACCTACCATTATATTCTGATCAACCTCCTCAAACATGAGTAACTGATTGATAGTGCTGCCGATAGGGTGTTTTTTTTCGAAGTATTCATCTGAATATGTAAGAGTGATGAATGCTGCTGATGTAGCATACTGTAATTCATGTTGTAACCTGGTTGACCATTCGAAACGCTTTTTTAGCATACAAGCAGCACATTTACCACATGGCACGTCTCTGAATGGTGTTGGTTTGTCAGGTGTTTTTAACCTGATAGGGCTAAGACACTGTGCCATACTATAAACGGAAGCCTCCGCGTCTTGACATGATAGATTTAATACGGCCACGTGAACGGCCTTTTTTTCTTCTTCTTGACATAAGATTTTAATTTAAAGGGTTATTATTTAAGATTACGGAACGGCATTCCAAATACCCAGTCAATTGCCTGGTGAAATTTAGTGATTTTACTTTCTGGATCGTTTGCGTCCTCACCTCCATACATTCGGACATCGTGGAAATTCTTTATATCAAATTGCCTAACGCCTTGATTGTATTGTGTGTTCCAATTCTGCATCTGTCTATTAAACTGATCTATATTGAAACCGAGACGGCGCTCCTCGCGATCTGCTGTTATATTGAACTGACGTACTTTTTCGCGAAACTCCCGTTCAGAGAGGTTGTAACGTTTCATCAATAAATCCATGTTTTTCTCATTGTTAATATACTGTTGTACTTTAAGTATATTGTCCTGTTCTGCATTGCGGTTAGACAGTTCCATGGCATTGCCCTGGTATTTTTCTATATTACTAAGTTCTACGCCTGCGCGCCTGTTTCGAGTGCCGAAATAATCGAGATCAAGCGTTTTAAGAAGATTGTCCGTACGCTCATTGATAGTGCGCTGAATGACATTGTTTTTTTGCTCTTCGGTTAAGTCGATATTAGCCTGTTTCTGTTTGACGTCCATATACATAGATATAGCGGGTAACATGTTAGGGGCTTCAAATCGTGCGGGTGGAGTTGAGGATGCTTGTGGGGCTGATGGTGTACTGGCCTGTGTTGTAGCTCCATCACCATATACCAAATTAGGGTTTAATCCCGCTTGTTTTAGTCGCTCCATTTGTGCGGTTGGGCTATTGTATTCATTTGCCTTATTCCACATATCGAGAGTTCTATTATAGGCTGTTGTAGCGTCCTGTCTATTGTCCTGACGTGTACGCTTATACATGAGAGCCGATGCAACATTATTGGCTCCTGTGCTGGCTACCTGAGAGCCACCAGCTATAAGGGATGCGGTTGCTGGATCCATATTATTCGATATTAGGGGTTACTACTTGGCCGTTTTGTCTGCATGCTTCTTCGAGTGCATTTATTTTCTCCTGGGTGAAGTCTGCATAGGGAATGTGGCCTTCGATTGTGAGTACTTTGACCTGTTCATCTTCTTCGAGAAATGTGAAGGTAACAGGGCGACCTGATAAAATCGCTGGAAAGATTGAAAGATTTTCATTCATGATTTGTAATAACTATTATTGATTGACTGAGAATATCCTCAGCTTTTGCAAAGATATATTTTTTTTCTTTGCTGTCATTTAGCACTAATATATCAAGATTGTAGTGCTATGGGTTGCGAACTACCCAGAATGCCCCTCAGAACCTTGAGGGGCTGATTTACAGTGTTTTATATAATTTTGTTTTTTAAGTTTTTTTATGGAATAAAGATTTAGATTTAATCTTTATTAAGGGGGTTGCACCCCCTAACACCCCCGCTAATGTAAGACATTGCGGGGCTGTTTTGTGTGCGGGCAGCACTGCCCTTACGTTGTCGTCCTACGTCCTCCGCCTTTGGGGCTGTGCACTCCGCACACTTTTAGCCCCGAGTCCTTCCCATCGCTTCGCTTTGGGAAATATTACTTTTGACTGATGGTTTCTGCTTGACAGATTTTTACCACAGTCAAAAAAAGCGACCCGTTGGGATCGCCTTTTTTAACCGTACCAAAAATCTATCAGATTTTTGTTAACTATTCGTCTTTGAACTTGTCTTTGAGCTTTTTATATAGCTCAATGTCGTTCTTTTCTTTTTGTTCAGCAGCCTTAATTGCTGCTTCTGCTTTCTCCTTTTTAAGTTGAGCCAAGGCCTGAGCCTGAATTAACTTTTGTTGCTCTTTAAGCTCCTGTATATCGACAAAATCGAGATCGTTGCGTAACGGAAACGGAGAGTCTAATTCCTCATCTATAAATTCATCTCCTTCTCCTTGCACGCCTGAATTAATTATGCCATTAAGATGCTTTTGTAGCATTGTTTTTATTGGTATTACCTGATTTGGCTCTGTTAGTGATTTTCCGACAATCACATCATA